TCATAGTGCTTTAAGTATATTAGCGAACTTTTCAGCAGTTTCTTTCTTTTTCTCTTTAGCAAGATGACTGTACAAATTCATTGTGATTGAATAGTCTGCATGTCCTAATCTCATTTGAATTTCTTTAGGATTTACATCATTGTTCATTAGTAGGCTTGCGTGAGTGTGACGAAAACCATGAAATCCAATGTTAGGAACTTTTGCGTTTTTAAAGTGTCGAACTAAGTGCTGTCTTTCGAGTTCGTAAGTTCTCATTTTTTGATGATATGAGAAGACTAAAGAATTATGCAGAGATATAGCCCCATCATTTTGGTATTTTCTCCACTCTTTCAACATTGCAATTGTCTCACTGTCTAAAGATACTAAGCGATTGCTTTCTTTTGTTTTAGCGCTGTCTTGTATCTCATTGTTGTATTGTATAAGCGTCTTAGTTACACTAACGGTATTATTGACAAAATCAATATCAGACCAAGATAAGGCTAAAGCCTCAGAGATACGTAAACCAGTAGCAAGTAAAAACTTGTATAAAGTAGTGCTCTTTTTATTTGTTGTGGTTGACTGTGACGAGTCAAGGTAAGCCAAGAAACGTTTAAGTTCATCATTATTAAAATACTTTATTTTTTTGACTGTTCTTGTCTTGAGTTTTGGGGAAAATACTTTTATAGCTGGATTGTCTGAGATAACACCTAATTGCATACCATAATCAAGAATGCGTTTGATGATATTGAGTAACAGCTTATAGTCTTTGCTTTTTCCCTTCTCACGCTTACCGTTAATTATTTCAGCAGTATTGGCATTTCTAGCCCAGTCATTAACAATATTTTGCAATAGTATAGTTGTAATTTTCTCAACTTTATAGTTTCCGAGTGCTGGCAAAATATAATTTTTTAAAAAAATACTATTGATTCTGATAGTATTTGCTTTTACTGTCAATTTATAAGATTCAAACCAACTAGAGGCTAAGGCGTTAAAATTATCAAATGAAACTTTTTCTCTTGCAACAGTAGACCCATTTTTGATAAACTTATTCATAGCTTGGTGAGCTTTGTTCTCGCACGTTTTACGGTTCTTGGCTGTAACCGTGGTGCGTACTTGCTTACCTGTTAGGCTATCTACACCAAGATAGACATTTACTTTATAGACGGTTGTACCGTCTTTTTTTTTGACTTCTTTAATATTCATTTTTTCTCCTGTTCTATTGTCGGGCAAGACATGATTAAGGAGAAAGCAATAGTATCAAAGTTTTATTTATTCAAATTCCATATCATCGATACCGTCAGTAAAGTTTTCTAAAAACTTACCTTGTGCACGAGTGTTTTCTTCAACATACTTTCTAAATTCTGTGTAATTCATTTTTCACTCCTTACTATAAACAGTGGCTATGTAGTTGAGATTGGCCGATTATTTCATCAAACACCTCAACAACTAACTCATAATGACGGTTTTCTAACTCAAAATGCTCAATAAATTTATCATAATCAATAACATCCGGTTCCCAGTCGAACTGAGCAAGCCATTCATCGGCTCTATGTTCAATCATATAGCGGTCGGCTTCTCTTTCTTGCCTTCTGTCCCAACCAGAAGAGCGACAATCAAGATGTCTATGCCCAAAGGAAACGTGACCTATTTCGTGAAGTAATATATTTTGAGTTACCTTTTCACTATTGAATATATCAATAAAAATATAAGTTGTTCCTCTAATATTAAATTTCATTCCATCTTTAAGATGAGGGTAATCTGAAGGATTATAGTATTTTATTTTTAGTGCGAGTTCTGAAAGCAACTCCCTTATAACTGACATATATTTTACCCCCTGCCATGGTCTTCTTCCCACGCTTCACGGAGCAAATGTTTATAAAGTTCTTTTTCTCTATCTGTTAAAGGCACGCCATCAAAAGCTACAGCTTCGTCGACGGCTTCTTGAAGCTCTTCGTCAGTAAGCGGAGAATTTATATCAAAAAGCGGAGTTACTTTTGGTTTTGATTTAACAGCTCTTTTAGCCTTTTCTTGCTCTTCCAATTGAGAAGCAGCTGTATCAAGTACTATTTTTTGTCTTGGTTCTTCAAGTTGAGAACTGATTTCAGTGATTTTTTTCACCAAATGAGATTGTTTTTTATTATTGTTCCAATCTTGCAATGAGTAACCTTGTTTATATGAAGGGTCAATATCAGACTTTAGGAGGCCAAGTGTGTCCGAAATTTTTTGAAGGTTACCAGCATTAGGTCTAGTTACACCTTTTATATATCCAGACAAAGTTGTTGGAGGTATTCCAGCTCTTCTAGCAAACTCAGCTTGAGAGATGCCTTCTTCTTTTATTTTTGTTCTAATATTATTAGATATAACCTTTTTTAATTCCTCTTCTTGAGGTGTTAAAGTTCCTCTGCCCATTGTTTGAATCTCTTTCTTGAATTTTATTATATCGTTATTATAACGAATTAAACAGTATAAAGCAACAGTTTTTTGTGAAAAATACGGTTTTTTTCGTATTTATTTATATTTTCGTCTTGACATACCGTTTAAACGGTAGTATAATTAACTCATAAAGTCAAACAAGCGAACGAACAAAACAGTTGCGAAGCTTCTGTGAATGTAGTTACAAGTTGTATTCAACTCAGCGTAAGTAGCAAGTTTGGCAAATAAAAAGCCCCATAGGGGCGGAAAGATGATTAGATGACAATAATTATTTCTATTCTAAGTATATGTGTAATAATTCTATGCATACTAGAAATAGTATCTTTACTTATAGAACGCAAAGTACCTACACAAATAATAAAATCTTGTAAAGATAGGCATTTAAGATAAGGTTATTATTGTATGAAGTTTAACAATATTTTGCTCAGGGACTTCCAACTGATAAATTTGGTTGCCAGAAATTTCTTGAATCAAATATTGGCCAATGATTTGATCATCAAAAAGACCTCCCATTTCACCATATAGAACAACGATTTCTTTACCATTATATTCAGTGAAGAATGATTTATTTGGTAATATATGTTGAAAATGTTGTGAGTAAGGGCGACCGTCTACAATTAAATTATCAATAGTTTGCCATCGTAGTTTTTTGTCTATTGTTAGATTACATAGTTGATCAATTATTTCATTATACATTATTGCGACCTTTCTAAATAGAGAAAATACTATAGAGCCTATTAAACGGTTCTATAAAGTTAATAAACTCAATTTCAGTATTATTTTTTAATGATTTTATACCTTTAATTGAAGAAGATATTTTCTTGTTTTTTGAGCATAGATAAGGGTACTTGCTTTCGAACTCTACAACTAGACTAATGGTTTGGGTTACAATATCTTCAGGAATAACCTCTCTCCTGTCATCTATTTTATCTAAAATTGACTTTATTCCCTGAAGTTTACCAGTATATTGGCCTTTGTGTATCTCAAAACTAGTAAACTCCTTTGATTCCTTTAGTTTATTTTTTGTTGATCTAGCAAAAAAGAATGTGAATATAGTAAGAATAAAGCCTAACGGTGCAGTGATATTATTAAAAATATTTAAAAAATCCATCAAGTCCATAAAATCTCCTTTTAAAAATTATTATACCATTTATTAACAAGGATTAGATTTATAAGTTAGATTATTCTGGGAAGACTGGCGAACAGGTTCGATTCCTGAACTTCCCTTACTGCGTATGCAGAAATTTAATAAACAGAAAGGAGAAAAATATGGATTTGAATCAAATAAAAATAGTTGATGGGAAGCTGTTTTTAGACGATACGGAAGTAAAAGGTATTCAAAAAATAAACCTCCAAAAAGGCATTGATATATACAAAACCTCTTTGAAGATTGAAATGATTGTTGGATCGCCTTTAGATGAATTAGAACCTAAGAATCGTAAATACGAAGTGATTCTAAGAAAGGGGGATTAGTGATCATTTATATATGCGTGCCCTGCAGGAGTTATATCTGTAATGATATATGCAGTTGAAGCCAAAGTTTCTAGTGATAGTGCTGAAATATATCCACTATTTAAAAGCTGAGAAATATTATAAAGTACATATGTTTCTGAATATCTATTTAAAGCTTTTACTAATTTAACAGAATCGATATTACCATTTAGCTTTAAGTTTGTCTCTAAATATAACATGATATCTAGAGCGCAGTCGTGAGTTAATTCCATATCACTTACCTCCTTTCTATAATATTTGGGGGCAAGCACTATTAGAGGTAGCGCTTACTCTAAAGATATTATATCATCGAGGTTAATAACAAAAACATTAAATTTAAACTACAATTAAGAAAGGAGCCAGTATGGCAGAGAAAACACCACCTAAAATTACATTAAAAGCAGCACGAGTCAATGCTGGATTAACAGCTAAAGAAGTTGGAGAAATTGTCAAAAAGCACTACCAAACTATTCTAAGTTATGAAAAGGATAGTGAGAACATTCCAACAGGATTGCTAATTGAGTTGTCTGAAATATATCGTTATCCTATGGATTTTATTTTTTTAGGAAAAACATACGATTTAAACAGTATAAAAGAAAAAGCTAGCTAAAGAGGTGAAATATGAACCAATTACAAAATTTTAATTTTAACAATTTACCAGTACGAACTGTACTCATTGATGACGAACCGTGGTTTGTTGCAAAAGATGTTGCTGATATTCTTGAATATTCAGAAACAGCACAAATGACACGGAGACTTGATAAAGAAGATTCCATGCCTGTCAAATTAACAGGTATGAATATGAAGTCAACAATCATCAACGAAAGCGGACTTTATGAAGCAATCATCGGTAGTAAGAAAAAAGAGGTGAAACCATTCAAACGTTGGATTACTCACGAAGTCCTCCCAACAATCCGTAAAACAGGAAGCTATCAAGCGAAACAACAACCAGATATTTCAAATCTTAGTCCTGAACTTCAAATGTTCAATCAAATGTTTCAGGCGGTAGCGAGTCAAGAGCAAAAGCTATTAGAAGTAAATGACAAAGTAGATAACATTTCAAATATTGTTGCCTTAAACACAGCTAATTGGCGCAGCGAAACAGGAAGTTGGATTAGACAAATGGCTATTAAACAAGGAGGAGGGGTTGCTTTTAAAGAAATAAATCAGGAAATTTATGCAGAAGTTGAACGTCGTGGCGGTTTTAAATTCAATGTCCGTTTAAGAAATATGCAAACTCGGCAAATTGAAAAAGGTTATAGCAAATCTGCAGTTAAAAAGTTAAATAAACTTGATGTTATTGAAGCTGATAAAAAAGCTACTCAAATTTATATTCAAGTAGTTAAAGAGTTTGCTATCAAATATCAAGTTGACGTTGCTTAGAAGGGAAAATCTATGGGAGAAAGATATGATCCAATGGCTGCGTATCTAGCCAATGGCGTCCTAGAAGAATTTCGTAAGATGACGAATGAATGGCTGAAATTTCAAAAGGAGCTGTTCAAATATGAAAGCAAGACCGGAGAAATCAGGCAGGCTGATTTGTTGAAAGAATTCCACATGTCATCAGATACGCTGAAAAAGTGGAGAAAAAACGGATTACCTTCAATAAATCGAGGTGGTTCAGTCTTCTATCTCTTGGAAGATTTACATGATTTTTATTACTAAAATGTCGGGCAAGACATGATTAAAGAGAAAATGACTACCTACACACACAAAGTTAATTTATTAAATGCGGTGCTCCGCTAGAAAAGAGAAATTTATGAAAACAAAAATGCTAATTGTTGACGAAGAAGTCCAAGGTGAAAAAATTGGAGATTTGAACACAGAACAACTTATTAAACTGGTCGTAAAAAATATTGATGAGAATGTAATCTCAGTAGAAATAAAAAAACGCCACAAAAGTGACGAATTAAATGAATGTATAACTGATCCAAGTCAATCGTAAATATTTTGATTAATAAAATTCCATTGACTTTGCGTTAACCATCCATTCTTATTGTTAACAATCTCTGTAATAAAAAACTTATCTCCATTATCCAAATAAGGGCTTAACTTATCAAGCATTTCACTTGGAGATAAATTGGAGCGAAATAAGTAAGAAGATTCCCAATATTTACAGCATACTGTTGCTATATCATTTTCAATCGTCTTAATAACATCATCATATTTTTGACCTGGGCTATTCAGGTCGTAGGTTAACATATAAGGTTTACTCAATGTATATACCTTCTTTCGATTTATATTTGAATAAATCCGCAGCCGCGGCTTTCTATTCAAGAACATTATATCAAAATATATTGTGATAATCAAATTGATTTTACTATATATAGTATTTAAAAACGATTACATTTCTAAGGAGATACAAGATGTTGTGGTTAATCATTGAAGAAAAACTTAAAGAAAAAAATATGTCAATATACAGACTTTCCAAATTATCAGGAGTCAGTACGCAGTCCTTATCTGCTATCAAACTTGGTCAATCTAAGAAACCTAGCTTTGAGATAGTCGTTAAGATAGCTGAAGTACTTGATATTGATTTAAATCAATTTAAAAAGAAAGGCAAATAATGCACACACAAATTATGAATGGACGAGAAGTCCTAACAGTTCCAACAGTTATTGGATATAAGCATTATGACTTAGAAAAAAGAGAAGTAGTTGGAGAAGTTATCGAATCTACTTATCGAAGAAAAGACGGAACAATGTACATTATCCGCAGATCACGAACAGAACGAGAAAAATCCGCTATGCTCAATTCGTGCTTGTCTGACTGGGGATATTAGTATGAGCAAACAACTAAAAAAGCCCGCACTGGCATGCGGACTAAGACGTGATGTGTCTATTAAATTTTATACCTAGATTATATCACGTTTCAACAAAAATAAGAAACGGAGAATTTAAAAATGGCAAATGAATTAGGAATCTTTAGTGTTGATAATTTAAATATGACCACAATTAAGCAATATTTAGATGGTGGTGGCAAAGCAAGTGATGAGGAACTTGTTTTACTTATTAATCTTTGCAAACAAAACAACATGAATCCATTTATGAAAGAAGTTTATTTCATCAAATATGGTAATCAACCAGCTCAAATTGTTGTATCTCGTGACTTTTATCGAAAACGTGCATTTCAAAATCCTAATTTTGTGGGTATTGAAGTTGGAGTGATTGTACTTAATAAAGATGGAATTCTTGAACACAACGAGGGAACATTCAAAACTCATGAACAAGAATTAGTAGGTGCGTGGGCTAGAGTTCATTTAAAAAACACAGAAATCCCAGTATATGTTGCGGTATCTTATGATGAATACGTTCAAATGAAAGATGGACACCCTAATAAGATGTGGACTAATAAACCATGTACAATGCTTGGAAAAGTAGCTGAAAGCCAAGCACTGAGAATGGCATTTCCTGCTGAGTTTTCTGGAACTTACGGAGAAGAAGAGTATCCTGAGCCAGAAAAAGAACCTCGCGAAGTGAACGGAGTCAAAGAACCTGACCGTGCTCAAATCGAATCATTTGATAAAGAGGATTACGCAGCAAGAAAAATTGAAGAGTTGAAAGGAAAAGCTCAACCTCAAAAAAAAGTTGTTGAAGAAACTGGCGAAGTGATTGATGAAATAACAGCGGAGGATTTCTAAAATGAATGAATTTAATGTTACGTTTGAACCAGCAAAGATCAAAGTCTTAGACCGTGAAAAGTTTGAAGAGCAAATTAATTCAATTGCTCAAGCAAATTCTAATCGACTTGTAACTATTGATTCAATGGCAGATGATAAAAAAACTCGTGCAGAACTAAGGAAACTTTCAAAATCTTTGAATGATGAAAAGATTCGTATCAAAAAGGAGTATAACCAACCTTTAACAGAGTTTGAAGTTTGGTTCAAAAAGGCTGTAGAAGTATTAGAGAATGCGATTTCTCAAATTGATTCTGGGATAAAAGAAGTTGAAGCAGAACAAAAAGAAGAAAGAAAAAAAATTGTTCATGAATTGTTAATTGAACTGACGGCAGACACAGAAGTAGATTCACGAATCTTTGAAAGCTTTGTGGATGACTGGGCCAAATCTTCAAATTTCAATGACACTAAACCTAAAAAGCAACTTATTGATTCTATTACTTATGTCATTGATGGCGAAAAGCAAAAGATTGCTGAATATAAAGCAAATAAAGATACGATTTCAAACTTTTGTTTTGGAAATAATGTCAGTGATACACCATATATTCGGATGCTTGATAGTGGAAAATCTGTCAGTGAAGTAATGTCAGCAATTTCTGAGGACGTTCTTTTTGAAAAACAGCGCAAAGAAGCTGAGGAAAAACGAAATGAAGCAGAAAGACAAAGACAAGCTGAACTTGAAAAACAGCAGCAAGAATTTGAAACAAGAAAGCTTGAAGCGTCGTTTAACAGCGCTGCTTCAGTATCAACTAAAATCATTCAGAGCGAACCAGAAAAAACAAAATCTAGTCCTGATGAAGAAATTGCTGAAGTTTCTGGAACTGAAATCGTTCAGAAGTATAGAGCGGTAATTGAAATTTGTTTTTCAAGTCTTGAAGAAAAAAATAAATGGAAGCAAGTTATGGTTGATAACGGTTTCGGAGATTTCAAAGCGAAAGAGTTTGGGAAAATTTAATCTATGAGCAGAGCTGGAGTCCTCAAAAATCCTATGCAGCTAGAATTAGAAATAATTCAACTTTAAGCAAGACTACCTTGGGCGGTAGTGCTCGTATTTAGTCAGCCTGAGCAAGCTTTCAACTGCTCCCGCTTTTGCGGTAGGAGGTCAAGATGATCTATGACGAATACATGATAAAACGAATCATGGAAAAATATGATTGTGATTACGATACAGCAGTAGAGCTGTTTAACGATATTGAATAAAACTGTAGGAAGGAGAGGATGTGGCAGATAACAAGAAGTATTACTACATGAGATTAAAAGAAAACTTCTTTGATTCTGATGAAATGATTATCTTAGAAAACATGGATAACGGAGATGGAATTATTTACAGCAATATCTTACTTAAGCTCTATCTCAGAAGTTTAAAGTATGAAGGACGCTTGATGTTCAATGAAAGAATACCATTCAACCCTCAAATGCTTTCTACGATTGTACGTCATCCAGTCGGTGTAGTTGAAAAAGCTCTTAAAGCGTTTGTTGATTTAGGTCTAGTTGAAGTTATGGATAATGGAGCAATTTATATGCTAGATATTCAAAACTTCATTGGTAAAACCTCAACGGAGGCTGATAGAAAGAAAATTTATCGCGCTCAAATTGCAAAAGAAAAAGGATTGTTAATAGAAGATGGACAAATGTCTGGACAAATGTCCGACGAACGTACACCAGAGATAGAGTTAGAGTTAGAGATAGAGAGAGAGTTAAAGATAGAGAAAGAAGTAGAAGCAAGCACAGCTGCTTCAACAAAATCTGATTTTCAAAATCTAATTGAACTTTATCAAGCAAACTTTGGAATAGTAAAACCAATTCTTTATGATGACTTGAAAGCTGATTTAAAAGATTATGGGCTTGAGTTAATCATTGAAGCAGTCAAACGAGCGGTAAAAAGACAACGTGAGTATGCCTATGCACAAGGCATTCTAAAATCTTGGAATCGTTCAGGAATAAAAACACTTGAGCAGGCAAAAGCTGAGGAAGTGAGCTTTCAAAATAAGTCTCAAAATAATCAGAATAAATTCCAACAGCAAAAGCCAGTCAAATCTCCTCCTGAATGGACTGACGAGGGTAGATTAATAAAAGCTGGTGTTGATACAACTGGAATGACTCAAAACGAAATGTACAAACTAGTTGGAGAAATGGGGTTGCGTAATGAATGAAATCAGAAAGTATTATCTTGAACTTGCTAGTATAGTCTGTGAGGGAATCACTCCAGACCATTACGACAGATGGCTTAAATGGGCCAAAGAAAATGGATTACTGATAAGCCCATGGATGTTTATTTCATCTATAACTAACCTGAGTGTTGCAGAAGTTTCAAAACGTATCTTACCTTGGCACATGGAACACGGAAAACGTGTTGAGGACAAGTACGAAAAAATAAAAATCGTTTAAAAAGGTCAATATATGAAATTTGAATTTAACTTTCTCAGAAAAGAAATGATAAATGAGAATGATAATAAGGGTACAACTTATGGTTCAAGAATTGCTGCCAATAACACTAAACAGCGTTTGAGACGGATTGCATGTCGAACAGCTCATGAGTGGCTAGATAAGTCAGATGAAGTGTTTGAGCAATTCCACGAGAAACACAGATGCGATGTGTTCGTTGTGCTATATCCTCCTAAAGATTATGTCTATGACCCGCCCAACTATTCGCCAACTTCCAAGGCGATTATAGATGGATTGACGGATGCTGGAATATGGAGTGATGATAATAAAAATATTATTCGCAGAACAAGTTTTGAGCATGGTGGACTTTCTGGAGATACAAAGATGTGGAAAGTAGAGTTAGTAGTGAAAGTGGTAGAGGGATGAAAAAAAGCGCCTGAGCGCTTCTGTAGTTATGATTGGGTACGTAAGTAGATGATTAGGCTAAGAAATAAGATGAGCGTGCCAATGATAAAACAATTAATCATACATTTTTTTCGCGTATTCTCTACTAATTTTACCTTTTTTAGATTCTCTACTGAATCATTGATTGTAACATTCAACAGATTTTCTGGATGCATAACTAAATAATTTTTCCAGAATCTAATTTCTTCATCCGCTTTTGGTGGAAGAACAATAAAAAATCCTAAGAGATAGAAGATAAGTCCGTATAGAAGCTGGGATGAGTATGTCCAAGAGTCGTTAATAATAAATAGTGCAACTAAAATTCCAAGAGATATCATTATTCCACCTCTTGTAATTTGATATAAATTCCTTTGCAATGGGGTATACAAGTGTAGTAATTCATAAGCTACTAAAGATTTTCGGTGTCGTCTATAATCTGCCTCAGTTCTTTCGGGATGTTTTGTTAAATATTTCATTTTACTCTCTGATGATATTTTAAATAATTTAGCAAGTAAAAAAAATAATCTAATGAAGAAAATGATAGTCACTACTATGACGAGGATAAAAAAATAAGTATTGGTTAATAATTGCATAAATTCCTTCCGTGAATATATTGAATTTTTAATACTTACTAATTTTACTATAAAAATAAAGGAAAAGGAGAAATAAAATGACCGACAAACTAATATCGCTGGTCATCAAAGTGTGTGACTGGTGGGGAGGGATTGAATGAAAACAAAAGAAACGCTAGAGCTTGAGGAGCTTATGGATTGAGGTGGAGAATGGGCATTAAAAATTTTGAAATAGTAAGTACGCATTTAGGATATGAAGATCATGGGATTTTCACAGTTTATCTAACATTAAAAGGTGGCGGATTTGGTGTAAGTGTTGGTGGATATGCACTTGATGAGCCAATTGATGGGAAAAGGGTTATAGCTAGAAAAGGAGCAGAACTTATCCCTAAAATATTAGATGTTGTCGGTGTTGAAACTTGGGAACAGCTCAAAGGCCAGTACATTCGAGTTGAAGATAACGGACTTGGAACTAAGGTTTCAAAAATTGGTCATTTAATGGATTATAAATGGTTAGATTTTGAAAGTTTTTTCAAAGAAGTTGATAATTGAACGCAAAAAAAGCCCAAGCTGACCTAGCTTGAGCCAATGTGAAAAGCACTTATAAATCATCAACCGAGAGATTTATAGGCCTTTAACATTATAGCACACAGAACAATAATTCATACCAAAATAAAAATACCCGAACTGACCAGGTTCGAGCTACAACTGAATATATTATTTTATTTGGTTAATTTTTGGTCTGATAAATTATAACACAGCGTTACTTACAACACTAATAATATGTTTGAGCTAGGAACTCGCTAAACTCAACTGGAGGGAAAATGACATTAATTGATGAAATTAAATCATCTCAAAAAGAATCGCATGAAAAATGGTTTGAGAGATGGTATAAAAAAACTGATTTAGAGAATGCTATCAGAATTTCAGCACAACAAGGATACACAGGTTACAGAATTCAAGTAAGTAAACAGAATGATAGTTATTTAAGATTGAGGCTAGGTAATCAAGAAACTATTTCTCTTTTAAAAGAAAAGCTCGGTGATGGTTTTACTATAACACTCCGAGAAATCCGTGGAGAGAATATCTTAGGAATTAAGACTTATGAATCATTCATTCAGCTTTTGTGGGGGTAAATATTGAAAGTAAGCACAGAATATGGGTATTTAATCAAAGCCTTGAGAGAATATCCGTTTGAATCACAAGTGAAACGGAGATGCGAAGAAATTCATTATCCAGTAAGTAATAGTGGACTTGACCCCAATTGGTGGATTACTCCTCAAAATTTGGTTCGTGACCCGAAAGTTTTAAGTGATATCATTAAGCTAGAATGTGATCCAACATTAATTAAGTATAGACGGCAGTTTAAAGCGATTCAAGAAATGATTGCTGAAACAGACCCAGGGCATTGGAAAATAATCAAGGCTGTTTATATTCACAATGAATTGACCGTTGAAGGGGCATTAATGCGATTTGGATTCGGTAAAAAGACACAAGCTTATAAAAATATTATTCGTCCATTTTTTGAAAAGTTGGAATATAAGATTGATGAAATTGCTGCTGAAGAACGTATTGAAATAAATTTTGCGGAAAAGTGACCGTTTTTGCTAAAAAATAGCGAACAAGTGACCGAAAAAATGAGTTAAAATAGTATTGTGAACGAGTGAATGATGATACGACTCGCTAACTCCTTTTAGATTTTACCTGTCAGAAATGGCAGGTTTTTTTATACAAATTTTACAGAAAGGCGGTTAAAAACGATGACAAAAAATGACAAATATAAGCCAACAGTGGCAGAAAAAAAGCTACTAGAAGTGCTTATCAATCCTGAAAATATCGGCAAAACCGTCACAGAAATCTGTAATCTTGCCGGGATCAGTAGAAATAAATATTACCAGGCATTGGAAAAAGAGGAGTTCTCAAACCTCGTCAATGAAACAACAATGGACTTGGTCACAGCTAAAGCGGGTAGTGTTTTAAATGCTGCTTATAAGTACGCCATGAAAGAAAAAGGATTTCAGGATCGCAAAATGATTTTAACGATTGCTGGAATTTATGTTGATAAAACTCAAACAGAACTGTCTGGAGGAATAGAGGTTTCAAATCCTTATGAAGGCTTGACGGAAGAAGAACTTAGAAAGTTGGCGAGTCGAGATGGATAAAATAGCGCTAGGGGCAAAAATTGAACTGTCCAAGCGCTTTTTCTTTGATTACTGTAATCTCATCATGCCAAACTTTTACAAACGAGATAGAGCTTATCTAGTGACAATGTGCGAAGAGTTTCAGTCATTTCTAAATGATGATGAGCATGATGTTTTAGTTTTAAATCTTCCGCCACGTCACGGGAAGTCTCTCACACTTGGTAAGTTTGTAGAATGGGTGCTTGGTAATGATCACACGAAAAAAATTATGACTGGTTCATATAACGAAACTTTATCTACAGTCTTTTCTAAAAATGTCCGTAATACACTCCAAGAAGAAAAAGCAGACGAGAACAAAATCGTTTACTCTGATATTTTCGATGCTGCAATTAAGTATGGAGATGCCGCGAAAAACCTTTGGAGTTTGTCAGACGGCTATAATAACTATCTGGCAACCTCTCCAACAGGTACTGCAACAGGTTTCGGTGCTGATATTATTATCATTGATGATGTTATCAAGAATGCTGAGGAAGCCAACAATGCGACTGTCTTAGAAAAGCACTGGGAATGGTTTGTTAATACTATGCTTTCACGTTTAGAATCAGGCGGTAAAATCATAATCAATATGACTCGTTGGCATAGTGAAGACTTAGCTGGACGGGCTTTACGTGAATTACCTAAAAATGGCTATCGAGTAAAGCATATTAATTTTAAAGCTTTCAACGAACAAACGAATGAAATGCTTTGTGATGATGTTCTAACTCTTGAAGATTATAAGCGTAAGGTAAAAACAATGGGTGCTGATATTGCCAGCGCCAACTACCAGCAAGAGCCGATTGATGTCAAAGGTCGGTTATATAGCGAGTTTCAAACTTACAATGCTCGTTCAGAGTACAAAAAGATTTGGAATTACTGCGATACTGCAGACACTGGGAAAGACTATCTCTGTTCGATTGTATGGGGCGAAACCTCAGACGGTTTTGCAGATGTGTTGGATATTATTTACACTCAAAAGCCGATGGAATACACAGAAAATGCAGTGGCCAATCAATTAATTAATAATAGAGTAAATGCATCAAGAATCGAGCGCAACAATGGCGGTCGGTCTTTTGCTCGTTCTGTCAGGGATAAGATTCAAGGAAAAGTTGCCTGTGCTGTAGAAGATTTCTTCAAAGGAAATAATAAAGAAGCTCGAATTTATTCCAATAGTTATTGGATAGAACAGCATGTTCGATTTCCGAATGACTGGCGAACTCGTTTCCCAGAATACTATCAAGCAATGACGACTTATCAACGTGAAGGTAAAAATAAACATGATGATGCGCCGGATGCAACAACTGGAATTGCTGAGACAATGACAACTCGTAAAGCAAAACTAAAATCTTTCAAAGGAGGATTCTAATTGAAATACAAACCACCTAAATTAATGACATTTCCAAAAGATGAACCAATCACAGTTGAAGTGGTTAACAAGTTCATGGAAAAACATAAATTAGAAGTTGCTCGGTATGAGTACTTAAAAAATATGTATCTTGGAATCATGGCTATTGATGATGAACCGGCAAAAGACTCTTGGAAGCCTGATAATCGTTTAGCTGTTAATTTCACCAAATATATCGTTGATACTTTCACGGGTTACTTCAATGGTATTCCAGTTAAAAAGTCTCATTCAGATAAAGAGATACTTACTAAATTGCAAGAATTTGATAATCTGAATGACATGGAAGATGAAGAGTCAGAGCTTGCAAAGATGGCTTGTATTTACGGTCGAGCTTTTGAACTTTTGTATCAAGACGAGGACACTCAAACGAATGTTGTTTATAACGGTCCAGAAAATATGTTTATGGTCTATGACGATACAGTCAAACAAGAACCTTTATTTGCCGTGAGATACGGTGTTGACGAGGATAAAAAACTTCAAGGAGAAGTTTATACTCTACTTGAAACTATAAAAATCAGTGGAGAAAATGGCGAATTTAGCTTTGGAGAAGGAATTTACAACCCATATCCAGATTTACCAGTTGTAGAGTTCTATTTCAACGAAGAACGAATGAGCATTTTTGAATCTGTTATTTCATTAATCAACGCTTTTAACAAAGCAATTAGTGAAAAAGCAAATGACGTCGATTATTTCAGTGATCAGTACTTGGCATTCTTAGGTGCTGAAGTTGAAGAAAAGGACTTAAAAAATATCCGAAGTAACCGTGTCATTAATTACTATGGCACAGGGAACGAAGCGAAAAATGTAGATGTCAAATTCTTAGAAAAGCCTGATAGTGATTCTCAAACAGAAAATCTATTGGACCGACTGACTAAATTAATCTTCCAAACAACAATGGTTGCGAATATCTCTGATGAATCTTTCGGGTCATCAAGTGGTGTTTCATTGGCTTATAAGCTTCAAGCAATGAGTAACTTAGCTCTGTCATTTCAACGTAAGTTCCAATCTTCCTTGAATAGTCGATACAAACTATATTGTGAGTTAAGTACGAATGTTTCAAACAAAGATGCTTGGAAAGATATTGAGTACACTTTTACACGGAATGAACCAAAAGACATTAAAGAGCAAGCTGAGACTGCTAATATTCTTATGGGAATTACTAGCCAAGAAACGGCTTTAAGTGTCATCTCTGTTATTCCAGATGTTCAAACTGAAATGAAGAAAATCAAAAAAGAAGATTCTTCTACAGCTATCTTTGACAAGGACAAGCAACCTAGTGAGAACGAAACAGATGCAGCAGTTTCTGAAACAAATGAGGAGTAACCTATGAAAACTCCTGATTACTGGAAAAAACGTGAGAAAGCATGGCAAGAGCAACAAATCAAAGATGACACTAAACGCATGAAGCAAATCATGGATAAACTATTTGAAGCCCAAGAAGCCATTCAAAAAGAAATCAATGCCAACTGGCAGAACTTTGCGAATGGTCAAGGCATTTCTATTAGTGAAGCCATGAAACGTGCGGATAAGATGGATGTCAAAGCATTTGCTAATAAAGCCAAGAAGTACGTTAAAGAAAAAGACTTTTCACATCAAGCAAATCAAGTGCTGAAACTTTACAACTTGACCATGAGAGTGAATCGTTTGGAACTTTTGAAAGCAAATATTGGTCTGGAGCTTATTTCTGTATTTGACGACTTGGACAAATATTTCTCAAAGAGTTTGACTGGCGCAGCTCTAACAGAATTTGAAAGACAAGCCGGCATACTTGGCTTAAGTGTTCCAAAGAAAGGCTACAACAGTTTAGTTGAATTAGTTCTTAATGGAAGTTACAAAGCCGAAGGATTTGCCAGTTTTTCTGACAAGCTTTGGCAGTATCAATTTGAATTGAAAGCTGACATTGAAAAACTTCTTATTCGTTCAGTGACTGGTGGAATCAATTCCAAAGCACTAGCCCCACAACTTAAAAGGCTTATGACTGAACAAGGAAAGCTGAATGCGACTTATAATGTCCAACGATTGCTTGTATCAGAAACAACACGAGTTCAAACAGCTATTCAGGAAGAAAGCTATAAAAAAGCTGATATTGATAGCTATGAGTATATTGCTGAACCGTCAGCTTGCCCTATCTGTGGTGGGTTGAATGGTAAAATATTCAAGCTTAAAGATATGTCGCCTGGTATTAATGCACCTAACATGCACCCGTTCTGTAGATGCAGCACGGCACCGCATGTTGATGATAAAAGTTTCTGGGATGATTTGCTTGAGAGAAAAGTAATCAGTCAAGATGAATATAAGCAAGCTTTTGACGATAGAGCGGAAGCCGACAAAGCAATTGAAGAAATTACAATTGTAAAGGAAGAAAGGTGACGGCTTCTCTTACTAAATTGAGTGAAATTATATATTGGGAGAACAAAAAAAATCAGATGTTATTTTTATCTTATTTTGCTATTATATTTTAGTGAGGAGAAAAAATGGATAATAAAAAAGAAAATAATATTTTTAAGAAACCATGGTTCTGGCTGGTAATAGCAATGATGGTGTTGATTATATTTTTACCTGTCCTATCTGATATGTATGCAGGTTTAGTGCCATATAAAGTAAATCCAAAAATGATTAATTTAAATAGATTAGAGCTTTTAAAGATATTTTTATCATTAATCGGTCCATATCTGACATATCTGGTTTTTAATAATACTGTTAGTATTCAAGAACAGGCTAAAAATGATAGAAAAAATGATAAAAAAGAAGATGAGAAGAGAAGAAAACTTGATGATGCAAATAGAGAATTTTATAGTTTGTTAGATCTATTTAAAAAAGAACAGGAAAAGTCGGAAACAAAAGACTCTATAGAAAGAATATTCGAAACTGTAAAGGATAAAAACTCGGAAGAGCTTCATGATATTAATGCTATTATAAATCGTTATACTGAAAACTATAAAGTAACAAGTTCCTATTTTAAAATAGTTCATAGAATTTTGAAAAATTTAAATAAAAGACTTGATGAAAAACAGATTGGTAAAGGAGAGTATCGAAATTATATTGGGATTTTAAGAGCGCAGCTATCTTCTGTTGAACTTGTTGTAATACTCGTAAACAGTCTATTTATAAAGAGAGGATTAGGACTAGGGATTGAATTAATTGGAACAAATTTATTTGGAGATGAAAGAGATTTTAAAGTTAATCAGCATTTTGATATTCCTAAAGGACTAGTTACATTAGAGTTTTTATTGATATTTGTTAATGATAAAGAAGGAAATAATATAATGAGGAGAATACAGTATGAAGAAAAGCTGGAAAAGATAGATGATATAGAAAAATATGAAAGCATAAAAGACTTTCAATCATTTATAAAGTAAAAGTAAAAGTGAAAAAACCGTCTGGGTTACAGTCGGTTTTTTCTTATGTCCAAGCGTGAAGACATAAAAAGCTATGGAAGTGCAAGCATTTATCCACGTTAAAAGATATGGAAGGAGCATCAAAATGAAACATAAACAACTTTTACCACTCAATTTGCAACACTTTGCAGAGGGTAGACCAGGAGAAGTTCCAGGAGGACAAGAAACACCAGCAGAATTCAGCGCTGATAATCTTACTGAAGAACAGTTATCTGTCATCAAAGAAAAATTTGGGTTCAAGGATGATACAGATGTGGACAACATCGTAAAATCAAGACGTTCACGTTGGCAACAAGAACTAGACGCTCAAAAAGCGGAAGCTGAAAAATTGGCCAAAATGAACGCTGATGAAAAAGCAGAACATGAACGCAAAAAACTCAAAGAACAACTTGCAGAGTATAAACGTCAAGATGATTTACGGGAAATGTCAAAAGTTGCGAGTGAAATGCTCAAAGAAGAACAAGTTCGCTCAACTGATGATGTTCTTAAATTCTTGGTATCAGAAGATGCTGATCAAACTAAAGCTGCAGTAAAAACTTTTGTGGAGTACATGAAAGAAACACGCAAGCTTTGGGAAGTTGAACGAAATACTGGAGTTACTCCAAAAATTGTATCAGGTAATGTCCGTGCTGGCTCAACCTCACAAATTGCACAAAGTCAACAGGAATTAAACCAATTCCGTATTACAAAATAGGAGACAAAAAACATGAATAAACAATTGCTAAAACTTAACTTGCAACATTTCGCAAGCCCTGAAACAACATTTAATCCAGATAATGTCACAATGCAATCCGCAAAAACTGGGGCGATTCCAATTAACCAATCTACTGACATTATTACTCAAGTAAAAAATGGTTCTGCAGCAATGCGCTTGGCTAAAGCTGTTCCAATGACAAAACCGATTGAAGAGTTTACTTTTATGACTGGTGTTGGGGCTTACTGGGTAGGAGAAGGCGAACGTATTGAAACAAGTAAACCAACATTTGCCAAAGCCCAATTGACTTCTAAAAAAATGGCAGTCATTATCCCAACGACAAAAGAAAATCTCAATTACTCAGTTACAAACTTCTTTGAATTGATGAAAGCAGAAATTGCCGAAGCCTTTTACAAGAAATTTGACCAAGCTGTTTTTGGTGGAATTGAAAATCCATATCAATTTAGCGTACTTAAAGCTGCAACTGCTGCCGGTAATGTAGTTCCTGAAACTAAAAACAAGTATGATGACTTTAACGATGCGATTGCTTCGATTGAAGATAATGACTTGGAACCAAATGGAATTGCAACAACACGTTCACAACGTCGTAAATATCGTGCTACTAAAGACGGCAATGGTCTTCCAATCTTTAATACAGCAACTTCTAATAATGTTGATGACATTCTTGGCTTACCAATTGCTTACACTCCAAAAAGCTCATTTGGGACTGGTGCAGATGCTCCTCTTGAATTAGTGGCTGACTGGAATTATGCATATTACGGTATTTTGAAAGGTATCGAATATGAAATCCTTACAGAAGCTACTCTTACAACTGTTGTAGACGATAACGGAGACGCTATTAACTTGGCTGAACGTGACATGGCTGCAATCAAAGCAACTTTTGAACTTGGATTCATGACAGTTAAAGATGAAGCCTTTGCTGTAGTGACAGCCCCAAAAGCGTAGACCCCGCAAGCGTAACGTTAAATAAAACAACGTTATCACTTGTAGTTGGGGCAAACGAAACATTGACAGCAACTGTCTCGCCAGAAGATGCAGAGGATAAAACAGTAACCTTTACTTCTAGCGACCCTACAATTGCTACAGTTACACCAAAACAAGGAAATGTAGTTGGTAAAGCTGCAGGTACAACGATAATTACTGGAACAACAGCTAATGGCTTGACTGTTACTTGTGAAGTTACTGTAACTGCTGAATAATTCTGATAAAAGGAGTTGATTATGGCTATCACTGATGATTTAAAAAAGCTTTTAGGCGGTTCATCGGATGAGCGCTTGGAAGTAATCGAAAAACGCACTCGTGAACGTCTATTGCTTATTCTCGGTTCTGGTATTGAAGAAGTGCCACCAGAACTAGAATATGTCGTTTTGGACGTTTCCTTGAAGCGTTTTAATCGTATTGGTCAAGAGGGAATGCAGTCCTACTCACAAGAAGGATTAAGCATGACTTTTTCAGAATCTGATTTTGACGAGTATGTCGATGAAATTGAAGCATGGCGAAAATCAAAAGAAGCCGAGAATGATAAGAAAATTGGGAGGTTCAGATTGTATTGAGATATTTAGATGAAGTTACTTTTGTCAAAGAATCGTCCGACTCACATTATGACCCCGATTTAGGCGAATGGGTTGAAAAATCGCCTACTAAAACAATTTTTAGTGCAAACATCACTGATATTGGAACTGACAGGAGTGTAAAAGTTTTTGGAGATATTAAACAAGGGGCAAAAGTCATGCGAATGATGCCCCTTTTTGCTATGCCAGAATATGATTACATCGAGTTTGATAATAAAAAGTGGGCTTTAACGACCTATCGCAATCCAAGCGAGAGAAACACTTTTATTTTACAGGAGGTAAGTAAATGAAATCTAGCTTATCTTTTAAAGGGATTGACCAGCTTGTAAAGCATTTGGACAAAGCAGCTTCTTTAAAGGATGTTCAACAAGTTGTAAAGTCTAACACATCAAATATGACATCAAATATGCAGAAACTTGTTCCAGTTGATACCGGATATATGAAACGATCCATAAAAATGGAGTTGACAGAGGGTGGATTCAGCGGACAAGCTGGACCACACACAGATTATTCCGCATACGTTGAATATGGAACTCGTTTTCAATCTGCTCAACCTTTTGTAAAACCAGCTTATAATGAGCAAAAAGGCGTATTCATTAAAGATTTAGAAAGGTTACTCAAATGATTAAAACTCGAGACCAATCTATTTTTGACGAATTGTTCAAACGAATCCAAGCTTTGGGGTATACCGTTTATGATTATAAGCCAATGGATGAAGTGAGCTATCCATTTGTTGAATTGGAGAATACTCAAAACATTCATGAACCAAATAAAACAGATATTAAAGGCACAGTAAGTCTTTCATTATCTGTTTGGGGCTTACAAAAGAAGCGTAAAGAAGTGTCTGACATGGCAAGCAATATATTTAATCAAGCGTTAAATATAAATGCCACAGAGGGATATTCTTGGGCTTTGAATTCACAAGCAAGTACTATTCAAATGTTGAACGATACAACAACAAATACACCGCTCAAAAGAGCGTTGATTAACTTAGAATTTAGACTAAGATAGGAGATTTAATATGACAGAATTAATAGCCAAACAGGGTAAAGATATTATCTTGCTCTATCGTTTGCTTAGTAAAGCAACAGAAGAAGCCGCTTGGAAACTTGCATTCCAAACAGAACACTCGAATGAAAAAACTCGAGATTACAATACAACGGCAACCAAAGATGGACCAGTTGGTGCTCTTGCGGAAGTTGAATATAGTTTGTCTGCCACATCTATCGCAGCAAATGGCGACCCACATCTTGACGAAATGGACGAAGCGTTTGATGATGCAGCAATCCTTGAAGTTTGGGAGATTGATACAGCTGAAAAAGGGACCGACGGAGCTAACAAAGACAAGTATAAAGCGAAATATCTTCGTGCTTATCTTACAAGTTTCTCTTATGAGCCTAACTCAGAAGATGCGCTTGAATTGAGTTTAGAATTTGGAGTGTTTGGTAAACCAAAAAAAGGTTATGCCACACTTACTGACGAACAAGCGGATGTTGTTCAGTACGTCTTCAAAGATACAGTAAAAGAGACTACACCCTAATGGCCCCGTAGTCGGTCAAACGACCGTAGGGGATGCTGAATTATAAACAACGAGTTAAAAGAGAGCTGAGTCTCTCTTTTATTTTTTTAAGGAGAAATCAAAATGGAATTAACAATTAATGGAAAACAATATGAATTCAAATTCGGAACCAAATTTGTCAGAGAACTTGATAAACTTTTCCCAATTATGCAAGAAGGTATCGCATTTGGTATGGGTCTTTCAGCGAAATTTATTCCGGAACTTAAATCAGCAAATATCAACGCTTTGGCGACTATTTTATATATTGCAAATCGTACTGAGTCACCAAAAGTATCTCAAGGTGATATTGATGATTTCATCGATGAATGTGAAGACATTGAAAAACTATTTGATGATGTTTTGAAGGAGCTTTCTGAAAGTAATGCGGGAAAGATGGCAATGAACATGATCGAGGAGCGAGTGAAAAAAGCAGAGAGAAACAATTAAGTTCAGAAGCTGTTTATGATGAAATGTTGCTTAATTCATTGCGATATTTTGGATTTGTTGATCTTCGTGATTTCGAGCGAATGACTGTTAAGGAATATGGAATTAGGATGACTGCTGTAGCATTGAAAAAACTAGACCAGCAGGAATTTATTCACAGACAAGCTTGGGCGAATTGGCAAGTTCAGTCAACTAAAACGCAAGGGAAGAAGGAAATACCCGTTTATTCTACCTTCAAGAAATTCTTTGACAAAGAAAAAATTGAAAATGAAATCAGGGGAATTAAAAAGCCTTCTCAAGACAAGAAACTCGTTCAGCTCATGAAAAGAGCAAATAAGTAGGAAAGGAGGAAAAAATATGGAATCTTTTAGTGTTCAAGCCTATTTGAAGGCTACTGATAATAATTTTGTTAGTACATTTAAAGACGCTGCTAAGCAAGTTCAAAACTTCCAAAATAATACTAATAGTACGATGTCTACCGTAGGTCAAGTTGCTACATCAACAGGTAAAACGTTGACTAAAGCAGTTACAGTTCCTATTGTGGGGATTGGGATTGCTGCCGCAAAAGTTGGTGGAGACTTTGAAGCTCAAATGAGCCGTGTTAAAGCCATTTCTGGTGCAACAGGTTCATCTTTTGAGGAACTTAGACAACAAGCAATTGACTTAGGAGCAAAAACGGCATTTAGTGCAAAAGAGTCAGCCGCAGGCATGGAAAATTTGGCATCAGCTGGTTTTGATGCAAAAGAAATCATGGAAGCTATGCCAGGGCTTCTCGACTTAGCTGCTGTTTCTGGTGGTGATGTTGCGTTGGCATCTGAAAATGCTGCTACAGCATTAAGGGGATTCAATTTAGATGCTAGTCAATCTGGTCACGTTGCCAATGTATTTGCTAGAGCTGCCGCAGATACCAATGCAGAAGTTGGAGATATGGGAGAAGCGATGAAATATATCGCTCCTGTTGCTAACACAATGGGGCTTTCTCTTGAAGAAACAGCTGCTGCAATTGGTATTATGTCCGATGCTGGTGTAAAAGGGTCACAAGCTGGTACTACACTTCGTGGTGCATTATCTCGTCTTGCAAAACCAACTAAACCAATGATTGAAAAAATGCAAGAATTAGGTGTTTCATTCTATGATGCATCAGGAAAAATGATTCCTTTGAAAGATCAGATTTCAGTTCTGAAAAAGTCGTTCACTGGACTAACGCAAGAACAAAAGAATAATGCTTTAGTAACTTTATACGGTCAAGAATCGCTTTCAGGTATGGTCGCTTTAGTCGATAAAGGGCCAGATGCACTTAGTAAGCTAACAACCTCATTGCAAAATTCAGACGGTGCAGCTGACAAAATGGCAAGAACTATGCAGGATAATATGAATTCATCATTAGAACAAATGATGGGAGCATTTGAGTCAGCTGCAATAGTTATTCAAAAGATTTTAGCTCCAGCAGTCAGAAAAGTTGCAGATGCTGTTTCAGGGTTAGTTGATAGATTTGTCTCTGCTCCAGAGCCTGTACAAAAAATGATAGTTACAATTGGACTGATAGTGGCTGCAATTGGACCATTATTGCTAATTGTTGGTAAAGCAATAAAAATATTTCAAACAATGAAAGTTGGATTCCTTGCTCTGAGAAGTGGTTTAGCTCTAATTGGGAGTAGTTTTACTGCTATTTCTTTACCAGTTTTAGGAATAATCGCTGCCATAGCGGCTGTTATAGCTATAGGAATTTTAGTTTATAAAAATTGGGATAAAATTTCTAAATTCGGAAAAGAAGTATGGGCAAGTGTGAAGAAATTTGCGTCCGATGCAGCCGAAGGAATCAAAGAAAAATGGGGAGATATTACCCAATGGTTCTCTGATACTTGGAATAATCTAAAAAGCGGAGCCAAGGGACTTTGGGATGGAACAATCCAAGGTGCCAAAGATGCCGTTGATAATGTGAAGAATACATGGAGTAGTATTAAAGATTGGTTTTCTGACAAGTGGAATGGCATTAAGGATGGAGCTAAAGGAATTTGGGGCAATATCAAGTCTGGTGCCAAAAGTGGTGCAGACGGTGTCCAAAATGCCTGGGGTAGCACCAAAAAATGGTTCTCAAATCTCTGGGACGGAATTGTTAGTGGCGCAAAAAGCATCGGTTCAAAAATGTTAGAACCAATTGTAAACCTATTTAACGCTTATAAAGAGATTTTTCAACCGCTCCTTACTTTCTTCTCTGGTTTATGGGACCAAGTTAAAACAATCTTTAGTGCTGCATGGGAAGCGATAAAAACAGTTGTAATGGGTCCGGTCTTACTTTTGATTGACCTCATAACAGGTAATTTTGAACAACTGAAAAAAGATGCTCTAATGTTATGGCAAACAATGGTAGATTCGATTCAAACCATTGTATCAACATTTGTTCAAATTGTAGGTGGATTCTTCCAAGGTTTATGGGGAGTCATCCAAAATATATGGGATACTTTGGTGTTGGAGGCTCAAACTGCTTGGACAACACTTACTACTTTCATTGTTACTACTGTTCAAAATATGATTACAGCGGTTGTCAATGGGTGGAATTCATTTAAACAGGGAACGATTGACCTTTGGAATGCAACAATCCAATGGATTCAAGACACTTGGAGTGCTTTTGTTTCTTGGATTATCCAAACCGCTAATGATATCGTAAATGGTGTTATTAATGGTTGGAATGCCTTCAAGCAAGGTACCATAGATTTATGGAATGCTACTGTTCAATGGGTCAAAGACACTTGGGCCGCATTTAAGCAATGGGTCATTGAGTCTGCTAATGCTATTGTAAATGGTGTGAAACAAGGTTGGGAAAATCTTAAACAAGGCACAATCGACTTATGGAACGGAATGGTCAACGTTCTCAAAGGAATCTGGGATGGCTTGAAACAAAGCGTGAGTGATTTGATTGATAATGTGGTTAGTATCTTCAATACCTTGAAAAACATCAACTTATTAGATATTGGTAAGGCCATCATTGACGGATTTGTCAAAGGACTCAAACAAAAATGGGAAGATGGCATGAAATTCATTAGTGGAATTGGCGATTGGATTCGTGAGCATAAAGGGCCAATCCGTAAGGATAGAAAACTTTTAACTCCCGCTGGTAATGCCATTATGACTGGTTTGAACTCCGGTTTAACTGGAGGTTTCCGTGATGTTCAATCCAATGTTTCAGGAATGGGGGACATGATTGCTAATGCAATTAATTCTGACTATTCTGTGGATATTGGGGCAAATGTTGCGGCAGCTAATCGCTCAATCAGTAGTCAAGTTTCTCATGATGTGAACCTTAACCAAGGGAAACAGCCAGCTTTATTTAATGTTAAGCTTGGTAACCAGAACTTTAAAGCCTTTGTGGATGACATTTCCAATGCACAAGGTCAAGCAATTAACTTAAATATGGAATTTTAGGAGGTAGAAGTGTACAAGTTTAGAGATACGACAAAACGGAAGCATTATCGCAACCTTCCTTTTATTCCAACCAGCGCCATGAGTTATGATGGGACTTGGTTAGAGGAACTCATAGAAGGTTATCAAACATTGGCAGTTGAGGGTCGAGAAATGTATTCTCTCAGCTTTGAATCGCAAGAAATGCAAGTAGGAGGAGTGATCACTAATGTGAAATATCCTCCTCGTGAGTTGACGATAAAATATAAGCTTGAGGATAGGGACCCTAGAGCTTTACAAGAAAAGTTTGATACTTTAAAAGCGTTCTTGATTTGTCAAGAAGATGTCCCTATTATCTTTCATGATGATTTGGAATATACATTTTATGGTCGTTTCCAGACTGCAGACAATGTTCCTGGAGATACTAATTCAATCATTTCAAGTTTTACTGTGCTTTGTAGTGATCCATTTAAACACGGAAAAACTCAAAGTGTAAAAAATAAAGTTATTGAAGTTTTGCCTTATCCAGTGAAACCGGATAAACTGTCATTCAAGTTACTGACAGAGGGATTACTTGCAACTAACGGAGTTTATCGCTTGAAATCATCACAGGCTAAAAAAGGAGACTTGTTGGAATTTGATTTTCAATCAGGCAATACTTTTCTTAATGGAAAAGTAAACAATAATCTCTTAGACCTTGATTCTGATTTTAGAAATATCAGATTGACAACTGGAACAGATTTTTCAAGTTCAAACTATGAGTTAATGATTCAATATAGAAAGGCGGTGCTTTAGTGAGTAATATCTTATTTTTAGATAAGATGCAACAAGTCATCAAAAGTTATGATTCCAACGAGTTCATAGAATGTGTTCAGACAAAAGAAATCACAACAAATGCTTCTGAACTAATGAATGACACGCTCTCGGCTTCTTTACCTTTTGATGAAACAATTAAAGATGCCAGCTATATTGCAGTCAATGATACGAAAGAACAAGAGTTTTCTTTATATCGAATTTTAACCGCAAAAGATGAAGATAATTTATTATCATCTGAAGCGATAAATTTTGCAGTCGATGAACTGGATAATTTTATCATCAAAGATATAAGACCTAAAAACAGGTCTTTTTCTTATGTAATTAATCAACTTTTATCTGATTCAGGTTGTGACTGGGTATTAGGTGTCTGTGAACCAATTAAAACAGTTTCCAGTACTTTCTACTATACTTCAATGCGTGAAGCTCTAAAAGCTTTACAAGAGTTAGGTGCAGAGTTTACCTTTTCTATTGAAATTACAGGAAATAAGATTACTAAAAAAATCATTAACTGCTATAACCAAATTGGGAAAATAACAAATAAGCGCTTTGAATATGGTGAGGAAGTTCTGAAAATCGTTCACCAACAAGACCGCACAAATATTGTCACTGCACTAATTGGGCGTGGAAAAGGTGAAGAAGTAGGCGACGGCTATGGGCGAAGAATTGAATTCTCAGATGTTGAATGGAAGAAGTCTAATGGAAAGCCCCTCGATAAACCGAAAGGTCAAAACTGGATTGAATATCCGGAAATGACGAAAGAATACGGCATCCCTTCAAACGGAAAAATGTTGCCACGTAAAATGGTTGTTATTTTTGACGATGTGGAAGATACAAGTGAACTTTTACAAAAGACCTATGACCAACTGGCTTACTACTGTAGACCGCTTGTTCAGTTTAGCACTGAGATATTGGGTAGTGATTCAATTGGAAATACTGTTTCAATCCACAGAGGAGACCGAAATTATCACTATCAGACAAGAGTATTTAAAGTGGTTACTGATTATGTTAATGGCCGAGTGCAAGCCAGTCTAGGAGATAATTTAAGTGGCAACTCTCTCAATCGTCAGTTATCGCAGGTTCAAAGTAATATCTCAGACCTTGATAATAATAAAATGACTTTTTATGACTCAACAGAGATTGGGAAATATCAAGATGATATTATGCGTGGTGCTGGTGCTAACGGCGGCTCAATTTATATGGTCAATGGGATTGAAGCGGGCGTTTCTCAATCAAGAGAAACTTATGAGCAAGTCTTTATGGATGGGCCAAAGATTCAAGATTCACAGTATTTCATGATTCAAAATAATGCTGGAATATCTTTCAAGCAATGTAAAAAAGGTCAATGGACGACAATTCAAGATGTTCATAATGGCAAAAGTAATACTGCATGGACACTTGATGGGACTTTCAATGCTAACTTTATTAATGCCGGAGTTTTGCAAGGGGTCAAGATTCGCTCAGTTGATAATGATTTCATTATTGAACTTGATCAAGGAAAAATTCGTTTTATTAAAAGAAATGGGTCGTCCGAAAATGAGATGTTCGCATTTGCTCCAACTTACGTAAACGGACAACTCCAAGGGATTAATGCAATTCAAAATCAGGGTTATTCTTTTGCACTCTCTTCGATGGGTAATAATGGAGCATTTTTGAATGTTTTAGAAATCCCTAAAGATAGTACAGCGGATAATCGGAAATTGAATCTTTATGGAGAAGTAAAGGTTGATGGTAACTTTTACGTTAATGGTGTAAAAATTGATAAAAATGGAGGAAACTCTGGCGGCGGTGGTGGATGGAATGGCCAATATCCCCCAGAAGTCACAAGTGATCGTGATAAACGTTACTGGCAAATCTGGGCAATGGCGATTGGAGCTGGTTTCTCTAAACAAGCTGCAGCTGCTTTACTGGGAAATGCACAGGGTGAATCTGATGCCAACCCAACGGCTGATGAGGGGGGCGGACGTCCTGGTTTCGGTTATGGAGTTTGGCAATGGACGGATAGTTCAGGCGCTAGCTCTGGACGTGTTTATATGATTAATCTCATGACACGAGCAGGAGTCACTGACAATCCTGACACAATCACAGCCCAATTCAAGCTCTTGATGTGGCATGCACCAAACGGCCAGTGGATTGCGACAAGTTCTTATCCTTATTCTTGGACTCAATTCATGACATTGACCAATATAAATACCGCAACGCAAGCTTTCGTAGCTAACTTTGAACGTCCCTTAAACGAACACCCTGAACGTAGCACTTGGGCGCAAGAATGGTATAACAAATTTGTCAATCTTGAAATTCCAAGTGGTGGCGCCGGATATATTGCACCCATTTCAAGTCCTATTACCGTAACAAGCGAGATGGGTTGGAGAACGAGTCCAATCACCGGAGCGCAAGAGTTTCACAATGCTGTGGACTTGGTTAATGGCAATCCAACAACTCCAATCTTAGCTTCTGGCGATGGTCAAGTGGTCCAAGCGGGAAGTAATTATTATGACTGGTATGGGAATTACACGGTCATCAAGCATGCGGATGGGCTTTATACAGGGTACGCACATCAAAGTAGAATTGATGTTTCTGTGGGGCAAAATGTTAAAAAAGGCCAACAAATTGGACTTATGGGAGCGACTGGTCCGGTCACTGGCCCACATTTGCACTTCCAATTTATGGACCAATATTGGCCATCATCAAACGCTCACTTTAAGAATCCAAGGGATTATATCAAATTTTAGAAAGGGTCTATTATGACAGAACACTTTATAACACTGTCCACCACAGAGCCTAATAACAATGTCGGTATTGTTAAATTGAGACATGCGGACGTGAATAGTCAAGCCATTGTTGCTCAAATCGTAGAGAACGGTCAATCTAAGAACTTTGAAGGCTTACAGCCGTTCTTTTGTTTGATGGCACAAGAAATTACTGGTCAAGGGGTGGCAGAAGAAGCGGTGATTTCTTTTGAAGCCAGAAACGGGAAATTGACTTATATTGTCAGTGATAATGCTTTGCAAATGGTTGGACGTAACGAAGCTTATTTTAGCTTTAGAAAACAAGAAGGTGAGCAGTGGATTGAGCAATTCTCTACTCGAACTTTCCACTATATCGTTGAGAAATCCATTTATTCCCAACCTTTCAAAGACTCTAATTACTGGTGGACCTTTAAAGAACTTTACCGAATTTTTAGTCAAAATATCGAAGATGGGAAAAAGAGTTGGGAAGAATTTGTGGAAGCAAACCGTGAAATCCTTGAATCAATTGATCCAGGAGGGCGGTTACTTGCGGAAGTTTTAGACCTCAATAAAATTATTTATCGTAAAGTTCCAAGCGGATTTAATGTAGTAATTGAGCACGATTCAGAGTATCAACCGGATGTGAAAGTAACTTATTACAAAAATTCAATTGGAACCGAAGCGAATGGCTTTGATACTGGTCCAGTATTTGGTGGAGAGCGAATTTATAACCTAGCTTCTTCATTAAGCTATATCAGAAACAAAGTTAATGTTGAGCTTCCGTCAGTTTATACAATGGACGGAGAAGTTGTAAATAATGGTAACGAACTGTTGTTAATCAACGGAACTGAAGTTATTCGTTTTGTTATTGATGGCGCAACAATCACCAAAGGTTATGTTGAGAAAGTGAAGACGCCAACCAATCTAACTGTTTCTGATGTCACTTCTTCAAGTGCTAAAGTTTCATGGGAAAACGGGTGATACTATGGTAGTTAAAAATTATTTACATACCGCCTATGCCAACAGCGCAGACGGTACTGACGGATTCACGATTGTTTATCCTAATTTGAATTTGTTGACTGACAGTAAAGATTTTAAAAATAAAAATGTTGCAGAATCCGCAGCGACTACAAGTATAACATCACCCTATTCTCAATTACTCAAAGAGGGTAATGATACTTATTTAAGATTTACTCCTGTTGATACAGGTGTACGAGACTGGTTTAGAGCTTATATGATACGAGGAAATTCGGTTTCTCCAAATTTTCCAAATGTAGATGTAAAACCTAATACTCAATATACATTTAGTGTGTGGCTTAAAGGTACAGGAACACACCAAATTATAGCTTATGATAAATGGACAAACCCTAATCCAACAACGCTGACAGTTAATTTAACTGATGCTTGGACTAAGTACGTCTTAACCGTAAATACTTCAACCACTATACCAACTTCAGGCGCTCAATTCTTTATTCGTTCAAGTACTGTGGGAAGCGAAATCAATCTTAAATATCCTAAAGTTGAACCAGGCTCAACCGCCACTCCATACATGCCCTCAGCTAGCGAAGTCACAACTGCTGACAAGCCGAAGTACATAGGAACTTATGTTGATACGAATCCAACTTCTAGTACGGAACCCAGTAAGTATGATTGGGATGAAATGAAGTATCGGGTTTATTTAGATGGTGTGCCTGTAGGTGGAAGTAAACTTCTGTCATTTGATTTGGAAAATCTAAAGGCGGGCACATCATACAACGTTCAGGTTAATCAAATAAATGGCAATGATGAAAGCGACAAGTCAGAAAGTGTTGCTTTTAAAACAACACTAACCAAATAATAGAAATAGGAGAAATTAAATGGCTGATATAACAAAAATTATTCGTGGTATGCAAAATGGTGCTGAAACGATTGATAATAACTTTAGTAAAATGAATACTGAATTAGAAAAAACAGTAAAAAATGTCGGTGATGAAACAATTTCAGGAAAGAAAAAATTCTCTGGTGACGTTAGTGTAGATGGTGATTTCACGATGAAAAAATTTGCGGATTCTTATGTCGCCATTTTTTCAAGTAAGTCAACACCTTTTGAAATTACAGCTCCGTGGGATTGCACGGCAGAAGTAGAATATTTTTTCCACGCTTGGGGATATAGCGGAGGGGAGTGGGAAATCGGAATTTCTGCTCCGTCAAGTTTAACAAAGATTTATGAAGCCACAGGATATACTAATGGTCATGATAGCCAAGGAATTGCAATGCCAACCAAAGCAGCTTTTTCTGGTCTAAAAGCTGGTCAGAAGTACACTTTTGATAAACGAGATGTTAGCGGAAAACCTGGTGGCGGAAAGCTTCCAACAATGATTGTAAAACTTTATCGGAATTAGAAAGTAGGAGTTATGGAATATCAATTATTAGGAGTTTCAGGTTTAATCTTAATCATCTTAGGATTGACATGGTTAAAAGACGGGGAAAAAATGGACCCGCCTTTGAGAAAAAGAATTATTATTGATTTAACAACAATCGCTTTGTTTTGGATTGTCTTTGAGTTTTGGCACTTCTCAAACTCAAGAGCTTATGAAAATGAAGTAAATTGGATTATCAATGGTTCGCTTGCTTTCTTTGGGGCACGAATGATTCAATTGATTTGCCAAGTAAATCCAATGTTTAAAGAGTTGGTGAATTACTTGAAATCTAAAAATGACAAAACAGATGTTATTGAAAATGAAAGTACAGAGGAAAACAAATGAAAAAGTTAATTAAAAAAGCTGCCATTGGAATGGTAGCTTTCTTTGTTGTTGCAGCAAGTGGACCAGTATTTGCGGCAGTTGGAGACCAAGGGGTGGACTGGTCCAAATATAATGGAGACTATGGTAATTTTGGTTATGATCATGATAAGTTTGCGATTGCTCAAATTGGCGGAACTTATGGCGGTTCATTCGTGGACCAAGCCACTTATCCAACACAAGTTGCCTCTGCCATTGCTCAAGGTAAACGAGCGCACACTTATATTTGGTACCAAGTTGGAGGTTCCCAAGCAATAGCAAAAGCAGCACTTGACCGCTACTTGCCAAAAATTCAAACGCCTAAAAACTCTATTGTTGCCTTGGATTATGAAAGTGGGGCAAGTGGAGATAAACAAGCGAATACTGATGCGATTCTTTACGGAATGCGTCGAGTAAAAGCGGCTGGATATACTCCAATGTATTATTCTTACAAGCCGTACACTTTGGCCAATGTCAATTATAAGCAAATCATCAAAGAATTCCCTAACTCATTATGGATTGCTGCATATCCAAATTATGAAGTAACCCCAGTTCCAAACTATAGCTTTTTTCCAAGTATGGACGGAATCTCAGTATTCCAGTTCACATCAACTTACGTTGCTGGCGGACTTGATGGAAATGTGGATTTAACTGGAATCACTGATAAAGGTTATGAAGACGGAAACGCAACAAAACCAGATACTGATACACCAGCCATTGATGATGGTAAAGATGCCAACGAAGTGACACCAAGTGAAATCCAAGGGGGCATGACTGTCACAATCAAGTTTAGTGCAACAAACTATTCAACGGGTCAAGCAATTCCTAAATGGGTTAAGGAAAACTCATACAAAGTGCTCCAAAAATCAGGGAATAAAGTCTTGCTTGATAATATCATGAGCTGGGTTGCAGCAAGTGACGTTCAAGCGTTGGATACAGGCGGGAGTAATTCAACTGGAAAAACTCAAACACATATTGTTCAATCAGGCGATACTTTGAGTGGCATTGCTTCAAACTGGGGTACAAACTGGCAAGAGTTGGCTCGTCAGAACAGTTTATCTAATCCGAACATGATTTATACTGGTCAGGTTCTTCGCTTCACAGGCGGTCAATCTGGGGCTACATCACGAATTTACACCGTACGCTCTGGGGATAACCTCTCATCAATTGCCAGTCGATTAGGAACAACTGTTCAAGGTCTAGTATCAATGAACGGTATTTCAAACCCTAACTTGATTTATGCTGGTCAAATTTTAAATTATTAAGTAAAAATTAATCCTAACTGTTATGGTTAGGATTTTTTTGGTATAATTAAAAAAATAAATGAGAGTAGATGCAATGGAAATAATTGAAATTAATTCATTAACAAAGTTTTTATCTGAAATAGTAAACTATAAAGACTATTTTTTTAGAGGGGAACCTCAAGATTACCTTGTTGAAAAGGGGAAGCCAAGGAACAGAGCAAGTGGTTTCAGATGGATGGAAGATAAAAATAAATCATTTTTGGAAATGAAACAACTAAGGAATAAATATTACGAAGAAATAGGTTACTCTCTTTCAAAAAAAGATGAGGATAATTTTATTTCCTATTGCCAACATCATGGTCTTCCAACTGAACTTATAGATATTACGGAAAATCCTGCTGTTGCGCTCTATTTTGCTTGTGAGAAAGATGAAAATCATGAGGGAATGGTTTACTTGTTTAAAAAGTATCCATTTAAAGAGATACCAGTCGAAAAAAGTATTGTTAATAAAAAAATATCAGAGCAATCATTTAACTTAATGGATTTTATGCGTGTAAAAGCTCCGTTTCAAGAAGGATCTGATTTAACTTTTTTGAATCAAATTATAGATGCATTATTGCAAGAGAAGTTTACTAATGAATATTCTGATTTCGAGGGTTCGGCTAGTTTAGTAACTCTAATAAAAATAGAGGTTATTAGGAAATATAAAAGTGCATTTAATAATAATCCTGATTTTTTTAATATTCCAGGACCTAATTCTTATGCAATCGATAGCACTACTGGGGAAGAGTTCATTCCTTACTTAAAAGAAAAACAAGATATCATTGAGCTTCTTAAAGATGAAAGCAAAGAATGGGAATATTATACAGGGCTTTTTAGTGAAACAATATGGGATAAGTACCATTGGGATTTGTATGAAATAATATGGGATCTGTTTGCGGATATGGTATATAATCAAGAAAACTGGGGGATTAAAGTAGATTTTTCCATTTTTCCTTACTATATTCTTAGGCCTTCTGTAAAATTTGATAGAATGGTAAATCAACAAGGACTATTTATTGTACAGCAATACTTTAATAATAGACATCAAGAATTAGTTCCCGATGTTATATTTAAAATAAACAATAAAAATGAAATATTGCAAGAACTTGATAGAATTGGAATTTCTAAAAAATTTATCTATCCGGACCATGATAATATTGCTCAATATATCAAAGAAAAAAGGTATAATTAATGTTCTTAAACATGGGTGTCAGCAATTAGCTGGCATTTTTATTTCATGAATTAAATCAAAACCCTGACTTCGGTCAGGGATTTTTATTTTGTGTTAAAATACTTCTAAGGCTGAGGAGGTATAGCATGGAAATAAAAATAATTGATAAAAGCGATTGGTTTTCATATCAAAAATTGAGATTAACTGCCTTAAAGGTTGCCCACGAATCATTCGGCTCTACTTATGAAAGAGAAGTACAGTTTACAGAAAAACAAATTATAGAACGAATATCACCAAACTCTAATAAATTCTTTATGGGAATTTTTGACGGAAAAGAATTAGTAGGGATGGTTTCATTTCACAAAGAAATTGGAGAAAAAGAAAGACATAAGGGAGATATATATGGAATGTTCATTCATGGAGATTACCAAGATAAAGGCTTAGGCAAACGATTATTATCTAGCTTAATTAATAAAGTAAAAGAAGATTATCCTGATTTAGAACAAATAAGATTATCAGTTGTTTCGAATAATATTTCAGCGATAAAACTTTATAGGCATCTTGGTTTTGAAAAATATGGGGTCGAAGTAAATGCCTTGAAAGAAGGAGACAAATATTTTGATGAAGATTTGATGGTCTTGTTCTTAAAATAAATATTTCAATATCTATTAAATGCGAATAAACTATAAATTTAACCCTGACGTCGGTCAGGGCTTTTTTTATTTTTCAGAATATGATATACTTTTTAATAAAACTAAAAGTGATGGTATAAATATGAAATTTGAAGGAACTTGGCTTGTTGTTATTATACTAAGTATTGAGGTTTTAGCTTTCGGAGAATTTGAGCAGTCTGATCAAATTCTTTTGATAGGGGGAATTTCTTTTATATTATCTACACTATTCGAAGCTTCTATTTTAATTAGACACTTTATTCAAAAGCAAACTAAAACATAACCCCGCTTCGGCGGGTGTTTTTGGTTTTAATGGTGTTAATATTTGATAAAAAATGATAAAATTTAGTAAAATACTTTTGTAATTAGGATAAGAATATGCCAGAAACTGTTTATTTCCAACAACTTTTAGAAATGATTAAGACTTTTCAAGAAACTTATATTGAACTTCCTTTGATTAGAAATCAAAAGAGATGTGAAGTTATATCTAAATATGATGAAAACGAAAAATTTGTTTTAATAATTAATCGCAAAGGAAATAAAAATCTCAAGAATTTATCTTTTCTTATTAATTCTCGAACTCACGGAAAGAGAATGGTTAGATTAGATATGAATGGTGCGCCTCATGATAATCCTGATGGGGAACTTATACCAACTCCTCATATTCATATTCATGATGAAAAACATTTGGATGGCAGAATAGCTATACCTCTAGAAAATGTAACTGATAAAGAACTTATAGACGAACTTTATGAAAGTATGTTATTCTTCTTAGATTATAACAGTATTGAAGTTGATGGTATTAATTTTGTGCAAGGATTGGAGGTTTAAAATGGATGGTTTAAAACTTATTGAAGATTATGTATCCTGGTATAAATCTAATTCTTTTGTATCCGACCACGAATCATACACTATGATAACGACTCCATTCGTAAATCATATAAATGATAGGATTAGATTATATGTTGAAAAAGTCGATGATGAAATATTAATTACGGATGATGGAGAAACAATAAATGAGTTGGAAATGATGGACTTAGATCTTTCTAATCCAACTCGCCGAGCAATAATCGATAATATATTAATTAACTTTGGTGTTAAATTAGAAGATGAAATTTTGACTACCAGAGTTGAAAAAAAGGATTTTGCTCGAGGCAAACATAGAATGCTTGAAGCTATCATTCGGTTGTATGATTTAAGCTTTACCAAAAGAAGAAATGTTATTAGTATTTTTTCAGAAGAAGTACAAAATTATCTATTTGATAATGAAATGGGAGGCATTCCTAATTCTAAAATAGCAGGAATTTCTGGGATAGACTATTCTGTCGATTACTCAATTGGAGCAACAAAATCAAGGCCAGAAGTATTGATGCAATTCGCAAATAATTTTACTTTTGATAGAATCACAACATATGGATTCATATTTGATGATATATCGGCTCTTAGAGGAACCAAACACAATGTAAAATCGGTCATAATTGCAAATGATGAAAGGCAACTAGCAGAAAAGGCACTACTTGCTGCCAAAAGTAAAGAAATTCTAGTTATTCCTTGGTCTCAGAAAGAAGAGATTTTAAAATTAAAAGTAACTTGATTTCTCGCCCTCCGGGGCGTTTTTCTTTACAACAAAAAGACAGGATTAGTCCTGTCTTCTAATATTGCTTTTTTACAAACTCGACTGCATCAGTAGTTCCTAATGTGCCATCTTTACTTATTTGTTGAAATTTTATATGAGTTTTATCAAGAGGAGTGATATGGAATTCAGTTCCTTTCTTACTAATAAGTTCGATTTCTTTTTTATTATTTTCGTCAGTGTATTCTTGTGAACATCTAGCAATGGTATGCTCTCCATCCTTAATTACCCAGTCATCCTCATTTTGCATAATGATAGTATAAGTTACGTTCCAGTCCTTACTATACCAGTCTCCCTGTAGCCAGTCCGAACTATCTTCTCTAGTTTGACAACCACTCAAAACGATTAAACTAAAACCTAAAGCTAAAATTGTAAATACTATTTTTTTCAT